AGCTAAGATAACGTCTTGCAACGTACCGCCTTGCCTTGCCCTATTCATAATCACATTGCCAACAGGAAGCATGTCATTAATGCTCCCATTACCGGCCTCTGCCATTAGCGTTCTTGCTAATAGCTCGCGATCACTTAGGTTTAAGGCGTCAATAAGTTGCATTTACCGTCCAAACATTGCTGCTGTTTGTAAGTAATTTAAAAATGAGGGCTGATTTTGTGACGTCACTCCTGTTGGCACTCCTGCGCCTGTCAATCCACCTAAAAGCGTATTTAAACCACCTGTTGGTGCGCCAGTGTATTGACCAAAGTTCTGCTGCCCAGCCCCAATTAATTGCTGCATTAAGGCTTGCTGCATAGCGCCTTGCTGCATTTGCTGCTGCTGAATAGATTGACCCATGTTGAATTGCTGCTGCCCTAAACCCGCTAGGCCACTTGCCGCGCCTTGCTGTATGCCTGCGCCGGTAAATTGACCTCCAAAATTGGCTTGATTTGCAGCTTGCTGCCGCGCAGCTTGGGCTTGGATCGCTTGGTTGATTTGTGCTTGGTTTGCAAGACCAGCTTGCTGACCAAATCCAGCTTGCGTTATTGCCGCTTGGTTAAGCGCATTCATGCTTGATAACCCAGCTTGCTGCGTAAGCCCCGCCTGCTGCGCCGCTACTGCGTTTTGTGCTGCTGCACCTGACAATCCTGCTTGTTGCGTTAAGCCGGCTTGCTGTGCCGCTACTGCGTTTTGCGCTGCTGCGCCAGCTAAACCTGCTTGTTGCGTTAAGCCAGCTTGCTGTGCGGTGGCTGCATTCTGTGCTGCTGCGCCAGCAATGCCTGCTTGTTGCGTAAGCCCTGCCTGCTGCGCCGCCCGCGCTGCGTCTTGTGATGACCCCTGCAATCCAGCAGCCTGCGTAAATCCAGCTTGAGCCAAATTAGCTTGATTTAAAGCAGCCATGCTTTGCAAGCCAGCTTGTTGCGAAAGATTACCTTGAGCCAAATTAGCTTGGTTCAATGCACCCATATTGGCTTGATTTGCTGCCTGCGTTAGCTGTGCTTGCTGCACCGCAAACTGGTTAGCTGCTTGCATGTTTCCAGCCCGCGCTGCCTGCTCTCTTGCAGCCGCAGCCTCACGCGCCTGTTGGCCTAATTGCCCAGCTTGAAACCCTTGTTGTGATGCAAGTGTTCTGGCCGCTTGAGTTTGACCGATATCAAACTGACCAGCCTGCCGCGCCTCTTGGAAACCAGCCTGTCTTTGCTGCGCCGATAGCTGACCCGCTTGACGTAACGCTTCACCCGCAAGCACACCTTCCTGCACAGCCTGCCGCGAACCACCAAAGGCTTTTGCAGATGTAGCCTGCGCGCCCAACTTTTCTGATGCCATCTGACGCTGACGTTCAATATCTGCCTGACCCGCTTGAACTACTTGCTGCGTGTAAGGGTTCATATACTGTGAAACGTCTTGCGTTCTTAGTGTATCAACCGCAATTTGCTGTGGAGCCTGCACTGATCGAACCGCACCAACAGATTGCATACGTTCCGCTGGCCCCAATTGAGCCGCTTGCATTTGCGATACATCACCCAGCCTTGCGCCGCTGTAAGTTGATACATCGCCCAATTTTGCCGCAGTAGGGCTGGCCGTTTCTCCGACTGTAGCACCACGATAGGTTTTCGTTGCCCCTACTGTAGCGCCGCCATAAGTTCTTGCGGGTGATACCATTGCGCCGCCGTAAGTATTCGCAGGCGATACAGTTGCGCCGCCGTAAGTAGTTGTTGGAGCAAGTTGAGCGCCGCCAAACGTGGCAATTGGGCCTGTACCGGCTGCTTTCATTTGCTGGGGTTGAAAATTTGCAAGCTGGTTCATAGTATTTTGGGCTTGGCCTACTGACTGTGCAGATTGTTGGTATATATTAGGCCGTGCCCCCATACCGCCTTGACCTGTCATAGGTATTTGCCCACCCGAACCACCTTGAACCGGCATTGCTGGGCCACCTCTTACCTGCATACCGTCTAAAAAACGTTGCATACCGCCTTGCTGCGCACCCATACCACCGCCCTGCTGAGGCATAACCGCTGGGCGCATACCGCCTTGTGCTGCACCACCGCCCGCAACTCTCTGTCCACCAGCAGATCCACCCATTTCTTCTCTCCTACTTACCGCCCTTGCCGCCTTGAAGCTCAAGGCTGACGGGTTGATTTTGTGGTGCGCGGGAACCCACTTCACCTGTTACGGGGTCAATTCCAAAACTTTCACGGTATTCAGCCTGTGCAGGACGTTCTTCTTTAAACTGGTCAATCATACCCTCAACCATTGGACGCGCTGAATAACCCTGAATACCACCGTCAAATGTTTGTGCAGGCGGTAAATACTGCTGACCGCCAGATGTCGGCATTCCAAAAGCACCGGCCATCATGTCAGTACCCTGAAATGAAGCTTCTTGCATTGGAGAAAAAGACGCTACCTGTGGGCCATACAAAGGCGTGTAAGTATCTTGCAAAGGGGCAAGGTCTGTCGCCATACCAATGCCCCTTTGCATTGCTGTTTCAGCAAATTCAGGAACATATGGTTTGTCTGTTTGTTTACTGCTGCCGCCCATTATGTGGCCTCCTTAACAAAATGGGAATGCAATAACTTCCACCCCATTGGCTCTAATACTTTTTTCCATCCTACACGACCCGTAAGGCTTCCACCAGTACATCCTTGATTTACAGCCCACGCATTCATCGCGTTATCCATATCCTTTAATTGCTCTAATTCACCAGCCGCTAAGAAGATGTTTAAAACTTTCTTTCTAGGATATACCACAATTTCAGTCACCATGCACCCTCTTGGTGCAGGCCAAAACTGCATACTGCTTTCCGCAATCGCTTTTACAATGTCCTCAAACTCATGCGTACCGTTACAATACTGCAACGCATCCTCTATATATGGCCTGCAACGCGCCAAATCATCACTCAGCACATACTCGCCAACGACCATTTTTTTTGGCATGTCATTCATCCGTGAAGCCTCGTTATTGATAGTGTTGAAGCGGGAATATTAGGAACAGGTGACGATGCAGCAGTGGCGTTTAAGAAACCAGCCGTGTTGTCCACCATCCAATTAACCTCTAAATAATCATTCGCCGCAACTGTGAAAACCTGTGTTCTAGCCGTAACCAAAGTTGCGTTGTTTTGGTGCAAAGCAGTAGTCATTGCGCTGTTATTAATGTCAGTGCCATTAACGCTAGGCCAGAAATAGAAATGCACAGTGCTTCCTGATGTGGAAGATATTTGCGCTGAAAATGCTATGACGTATTGACCCGCTTCCTCAAACACAATCCTGCTTGCAGGCGTTCCCAAAGTGATCCCTTGATTAGACGCTTCCGCTGTGTAAGTCAGTTTATATTCTGTGTTTGCGCTTGCTGCCGTTACATCAGCATTGATGTAAAAGTCACCGTGACCATCTTCTAAAACAATCTGCCGCCATTCACCGTTTTTGCTCACAACGGGATAACCCTTTTCCCGATCATAAAGAATAACGCCATCTTCAGCAGCAGAAGAATACTGATCTTTTGCGTCTAATATGTTCAATGCCCGTGAAAGATAACGGCGCAAGTTTTCTGCCCACGCCTTCGCATCAGTTGTAAATGGCGGTACAATTCTCATCGCGTACCGCCAGAGCTTGCGTCAAGCCGCATAATGCCGACACGCCAGTCTACTGGCTGGCTTCCCTCAACGCGCATACGCACCTGACGCCCTTGAAATCGCACAGATGTTGGGTTGCTCATGCTGAACGGCCCATATTCAGTTTCAGCGCCATTAGGGTAAAACCGTGTTTTAAACTTAGCTGTTACGTCACCTTGCGTCTTTTCATCAGGGATCAGATTTGTCACCCGCATGACTTGATCGCCTGTGCCAATTAAAATTGGGCCTGTCTCTGCAAACGGTGCTAATGAGCCATAATCGTATCCAATCTCATGCTCATAAATTTCGCCACTGCTTTCAGTAAATAATGGCTTGCGAAACACACCAGCATCTACGCCAGCAGTCCGATCAACCTCGCCTGTTGTCCAGATATTTTCTGCATAATCATAAGCAACGTAACGATCACACTCTGTGCCATTGTCAGAGGGGTAGAACCACCAAATTTCATTCCACGCGCTGTTTGCCGAAACAGAAACTTTTGAACCTTGGTCTGCGTTCATTTCGCCAAAAACATAATCCCCCACTTCACATGGGATAGACTGCACAGAGCCGCCGCTGTAGGCAAAGAAGCCACGCTTGCCCATCCAATATACTGCATTGTCTACTGTGATGGCTGAGTTGGCAGAAATAGCTCCACACGCAGTACCAACGCGCTCCACGCCATAAACGAAAGGCGGGCCTTGATATGTCATCGTGTGGGCGTCTTCTGTCGTAAGAATTAGCGCCTGACCCCTTGCGCGAACCCCCTGCAAGATTGTGCCAGAGGTCTGCAACTCTATGTCACCCGCTTGGTTTGTTGCAGCCGCAGTCCAAGCTGTGTTGTCTTCTTGGTCACTCCATTGAATTTTACGCGGGTTGCCCCCTGCGCCAAAGCAAACCACAAAACGTTCTTCTGTGACCATAAACCCGCTGCATGATGTTGGTGCGTTAGAAACTTGGGCCATTGTAGCGCCGGTCAAGTTCCACTCGTACAGCTTGC